TTCTTAACGAATGGCTACAAGCAGGATTCAGGGAAGTTGTTTGGATATATCAGCAGGAACCATGGCAGGATAATAGCAAGTGGCTTGAGATGGGCGGGACGTGTCCGACCTGCATGGCTTTGAATGGACAACATTTCAAAATACAGGATTTGCTTAATGATATGTCTTATGATGCACCGAAATATTCAAAAAGTCATGTTGGTTGTAAATGTTTGATGAAACGATTGCCAAGAGAAGATGAAATATTAGATTATCCCGAAGAAACACAGGTAGTTGAAGAAGCACCAAAAACGGAAGAACCGAAGCCGGAAGAGCCAAAACCAGAAGCACCACAAACTATGTGAAGAGGTTAATATGAACTCGATTTCATTACCACAGGGCGGTTTTCTCAAATACGCATCAATATCAGGACAGGTTATTCCATCGAGGCAATGCTCTTGTGGTGGCAAATGTGCAATGGCTGACCAATTCGCAAAAGCTAATATGGCACCAAATTGCAGTGTCCATTATTTTATGGAACGCCATGGCAATGTTGCTAAAAAAGTTAGTATACCAGAAAGATTTGCAGTAGTTTTAGATAGCTATAAGAAAGCTATGAATATTCAACGCATTGCTCCGTATAATCAGGAATTTGAATTTTTCCGTGTGATTGGTGTTCATGGTGATATTCCTAATACAAACGGGGATATGTTTAAATGGGGAAATGTTGAAGATAAGACATCACCAGAATTGTTGCGGTTTGACGAGAAAATGGATAAATATATTTATTCGACTTTTATTGGTAAAGGAAATTACAAAGACCATCAAAATGATTCAGTGGTCAAAGCTGTAGGTATTTTATTGGATAGTATTCCCAATCATAAGGTTAAAGGAATCGAGATACTCGTTGCTGTTGATAAACAGAAAGACCCAATGCTTGTGCGTGGTATCAATCAAGGATATATCAGCGATGTTTCAATGGGCGCTCGGGTAACATATAGTATTTGTTCGATATGCGATAAGGTTGCACATAATGAATTTGAATATTGCAGTCATATTAAAAATTGGAAAGGGCAGTATTATTCAGGACCTGAAACAAGCTGGAAACCGAAACTTGCGTTTGAAGATAACCGTGGTGTTGAATTCATAGAATTATCATGGGTAACAGTTGGTGCCGACCCGAAGGCAAAATATCTGGAAAAGATTGCACATATGAGACAGGTTAATAGCAAAGCGTTGCTTGACACTTATCTTGTGGAAGCACAGAGAGAGTTGGATAAATCTGATACAGATTATCATAAAGTGAATGGATTATTGAAAAATGCTATTTCACAGGCGATATTGCTTTAAGGAGATGACATGAGCATCAAAGTCCATTGGTTGCAGAAGATGGCATTAAGGGAAGATACAAAGAAAAAATATTTAGAAAATCCGAATGAATGTCTTTTTTGCGGAAGTGAAAATATACATGCCATGGAAGTTAACGGTGAATATGATACTTTATGGCGGGATGTAATTTGTGATGATTGTAAAAAAACGTGGTCTGAAATATTTAAGTTAGTAGATATAGAAACAGAAGAAAAAGAGGAAAAAGACCCAAAAACAGAAAAATGGGAAGAACGCTGGCATAAACGATAAAAGGAGAACTTATGACTATTATTGAACAAGTTAAATCGAAAATTGCAGAACTGCAAAATATTATGTCCCATAAAGGGGAAGGAGGTGAAAACGAAAACCTAAATATTATTACATCAAATACTAACAGTAATGTTAATGACCATATAAAATCTAAAGGAGGAGGAAATATTCAAATGAATCCAATTACAAGAGATGGAATGCCCGTTGTAGACGGTAAATTAACGAGTCCCGAAGCTATAATGGCAATGTCTGGTAGTCCAAATGTACCAGCAACTGATTTTCTTGCACTCGTTAAAGCTAATGACCCATACAACGAAAGTGCCGGGTCAGCAGTGATTACGGCAAAGGATAAGGAGAGTGCGCCGGAGACAAACAAAATAATCAATGACGAACTCAAGGGGATGCCAAGCACAACCGAACATGCTGATGCGGAAAAGGCTGTGGAAAAGGCAGTAAGTACAAAGCAGGCAAGTGATGAAATTGCTGATGTTGTGGCACGAGTTAAACGATTAAAACAAGCCACAGAAGAAATTGGCGAGATTATCAATGAGAAACCTGTTGTAAAGAGAGAAGATATTCTTGCTAGAATTCGTGCAAGAATACAGCAGAAAGCAAAAGTTGAAGGTCTTCCCACTGACCCGGTAAAGGGCGGGGAAGATGCAGGAAAAACACCGGAGGATAGTGTGAAGAGTATAAAGACAACGAAAGCGGAAGCAGAGATGCGTCCGGTTGAACAAGTCGGCGAGGGGAAAAATCGCTATTCGCCTGATAAAGATACTCGTGACCAAGAGGCGAAAGATGCGTTGAGTAAAGGTAAGAAGGACGAAGGTGTTCGAGCGAAAGAGCCTAATCTTGAAAGACCAGCGACACATAAGAAAGCAGGGATTGCAGGAAAACTTGCTTCTCTTGAAGTGTTTGCGGAAGATAGCTCGGATATTCTCAAAGAAAAACACGTGAAGTATCCTGTTGAGAAATCACCGGATATGGATTTTGAAGGTGCAGCAAGTCGTACCGAGAAAGAGATTAACAAAGAGCATTCGGAACGTGAAAAAGATAAAGGTGATAAATCACCGTTGAAAACAACCCTTTGGAGTCAGAGGGGAAGACGGGTATCTGCTGCACGTCCGGCATTTCAGGAAATGACTGAAGCACAGCAGGCAAAGGTTAAGGAAATGGCTGCATCGCTGAAATCAAAAGAAGCATCTGGTGAAATTGAATCAGCGTATGCGATTGCAGTTAGTAAAGTTCAGGATATGATTGAAGGTGAAGGTCGAGTAAAGGCTTCTTGTGATAAAGGACATATCAAGAATCAGATTCAGGCTTACAAAGAAGCATTGAAAGATATCAAAGGCGAAGGTGCCGAAGATATCAGACAGCTTGAAGTTCTTGAATCTAATGTTGCACAGCTTGAGCAGGATATGGAGAAACTTTCGTATGTTCCTATGTCAACGAAACCTACGAAAGATATGTCATGGGAAGAAATTATCAGTGAAGGCAATGCTGTTTATGCTGACCTGATGCGGATTCTTGGTGAAGTCTCTGATGTGGCGTCTCCGTTTATTGAAGATGCTGAAAAATCCGTGAAAGCAGCCAGCCTGAAATTTGCCGCAGAGGAAGATAAAGGCGAAGAGAAAGAAGAGAAGGGCGAAGATAAAGGTGAAGAAAAAGAAGAAAAAGACGAGAAGGATGATGATTCTTCTCCGTTTGAGAAAAAAGATAAAGATGAGAAGGGCAAAAAATCCAAAAAAGGTGATGAGAAATCGGTTGCAAAAGAAACGATAACCTTGCTCAAGGATATTCGGGATACTGCCGAAGAAATGAATGAGGAAATCACCGAGCATTTGGAGAATGTTGAGAAGAAAACTGGTATCCCTGTACCAGAAGCGAGACCTGAAATGGGTCTTGAGAAATTGCCGGGAGAAGGAATCCCCGGAATGGGAGGAATAAGAGAAGAAGGATTTCCGGGGATAGAAGGAATTCCGGGAGAAGAACTTCCGCCACTGCCGGAATCCGGCGCACCTGCGTTACGATGCGGATGGATTGGCGTGATGCCGAAGACAGCACAAGAGGAAGAACAGATAGTTGAGGAAATCAAGAAGGATGCTACGCTTCTTCCTGAACAGAAATGGAATGAGATAAAGAAAATTCGTAAAACTCAAGGATGGAAAGCGGTGTTTACGAAGATTGGTTCAGTAGAAGAAGCAGCGGATGCGGCAAAGAGTGCTACTGAAGAAGCAGGGCGTCGTTGGGAAAAATTATCTCCTGAAGAAAAAGCTAAATCGGAGAAAGAAAAAAGTGAACATCCGATAAAGACATCAGTAGATAAACAGAATTCATATTGGTCTGTTTATCGTGGTAATGAATTAGTCATTCGTGCAACAGTCGCTGATTTGTACAAGACCAAAGCAGTTGAGGCATTTGATTGGGCTTCTTCCAAAGGTTATGGAGAGAAGCTCTTAACGGCTGTTCTCAATGATGGTTTCGTTGCTACTGCCGAGAAACTTGGTATTCAGTCAATGATTAAAGTAAGCGCAAAGGGCAAAGACAAAATTGACCCTAAAGCATATTACAGAAAAATATACCCAGCTTCATATGTATCCGAATTATTCAAGGAACACAAAAAGAAAGCTGACCTTGAAATCGGTAAGTTAATGACGAAGCTCGGAGAAATTGAGCAGGAAAACATTGCGCTGAAGAAAGCCAATGAACAGCTTCTTGAAAATCAAAAACTCCATGCTAAAGCTGAAAAGGCATTAAGTTTGGTCAAGATGTCTGTTGAAAAAGGGCTGATTGAACAGAAGGACTTCGACAGCGTTGTTGATGGCATTATGCTGATGAATGATGAAGGATTCGATACTTTCTCGAAAACTCTTATGAAAGCGCCGTCTGTACGCAAGGCGACAATTGATGAGAAAATCGAGATGGTAAAGAGTGCCAGCAAAGCCAACAATAATACTGATTTGAGGACTCCTATTCAAATACAAGCTTCAAGTTCAGCGCCATCAGAAATCTTGAAAGAAAAACTGTCAGGGCTTTGGATAAAATCAGCAAAGAATTAAATTCAGACCAGCTCACAACTCGGTTTGGATGTAGTATAAATAAAATATGAAAGGAGGTGAATACTATGTTAAGAACACAGGGCTTTTTTGAAGGCGTACCTATTGGGGATAAAAAAGTTCACAGTGAAATTGATACGGCAGTGGGCGCTGTTAGCCCGGAATTGCTCGCCGCATCAGCGTTAGGTTTGCAGAAACCTTACGGTGAACAGACCATTGGGTTTGCGGCTGGAATGATTGCTCAGTTGAAGGCAGAAACCGACGGGACCATCGCTGTAACGATTTCAGATGGGACTCAACCGGAGGGTATCTTCGCAGATTCATACGTTGATAGCCTCAAGAGTGGTAAGGTAACTTATTACTCTTATTTCGGTGACTACTTCACTGACATTTTTGATGCTACACCTGCTGGTGGTGCATTCCTTATCAACCAACCTCTTTATGTTATCACTGCTTCTGGTGCAACACAAGGGAAGTTGACGAACGATGTAGCTAAAGCGGCGGCGTTGAATGTGGCAAAAATTGTCGGGCATGTCATTCAGGTGCCGAACCTTGCAAGTGGAATTTTACTCGGATTCCGTTGGCAGGTTGAGAGCAGACAAGTATAGTTTTGACGAATACTGCAAAGGGATAGGAAACTGTCCCTTTCAGCATTCGCCAGATGGCGAAAATTTATAAAAAAAAGGAGGTGAAAAATATATGGAAAATCAAGCACTTACTCCCGAACAAAAAGAGTTTCTTATTGACCAAGCTCTTCAGACGGAAGAAGGTCGCATAGCGTTGGCAAGTTCTATGGCTAACCCGATTCGGCTCACGCTCGATTATCAGGGCATTGGACGTAAATTACTTGTGGTAGACCCTTTACCGCAGGGCGCTCTCCCAGTCTATGACAAGGACGTAAAAATCCCCGTCGTAGTCGTAGGGAAACGTGGACAAGCACCTGACACAATCGTAGAAGGTGAACGTATCACGGTAGGCACATGGGAAATCGTTTCTTATCCGCAAGTGAGATTCTCACAAGTGAAAGAGAGACGGTATAACCTCATAGACCGTGCGCAACAGCGTGCGAAACTGGATTTAATGGCAGAAGAAGATAGAAATATTTTTAATGCTGTTGACCGGTCTTCGACCATTCTGAACCCGGAAACTCTTTCTGGTACTTCAACCAGTCGTGATGCGTTAGTGTCAGGTCTCGCGGAAATTGGTAAATGGGATTTAGTCCCAGCTAAATTCGTGATGAACTATTCTGAATTCGCTGATATCATGAAATTTGGTCGTGACCAGTTCGACCCGGTAAGTAGTGTTGCTGGGGTAAAATTTGGCTATATGCTGGAAACTCCCGTTAGGTCATTGGTAGAAGATATAATATCTTCTGAAAATCTGATGAATAGGGACAATCAGCAGGAAAGCCTTTTTTCCATTAACTAATATGAGCAAAACAGGAACTAATTCATTTAAGGGAAAAACTTTTGAAGAGATTTATGGGAAAGAAAAGGCTCTTCTTTTTAAGAAAAAACTTTCTGATATTAGAAAGTTGAATAATCCTATGAAAAATTCTGCGTCTGTAGAAAAAATGAGACAAACGAAATTAGGCAAAACATACGAAGAAATTTATGGACCAGAAGTTGCAGGATTATTAAGAGAAAAAAGAAGACAGCAAGGATTAACAAAAAATAATTCCAAATCTCTAAAGGCTCGTGCAAAAATAGTATATTCTAAGTCTCTTATTAAAGGATGTAATGTCAACAGAGGGAAGGTAGGATTAAGAGTAGATTTAGGAATTTTTTGCAGGTCAAGATGGGAAGCTAATATTATGAGATTATTCAATTGTCTTAATATTGGTTTTGAATATGAGCCTAAAAGGTTTTTCTTAAAGAGGAATGATAGTTCCATTGTTTCATATTTGCCTGATTTTTGGATAAAAGAATGGAATGTATATGTAGAAGTTAAAGGATATTGGACAAAACAGTTCATAGAAAAGAAAGAATTGTTTTTGAAACAACATTCTTTGATTATCATTGATTCTGATATCTATGCCAAAATAGAAAAATATTTTGGTGGAAAAATCAAAAATTGGGAATGGGAAAGAGAATCCTCAGAGACTATACGCCAAACAGATGAAAAATCTGAAGATATAGTCCGACCTGTATGGAAACATATAGAGCAGAACAGAAATGATTCTGTTTTCTTAATGTCTTTAATAAATTAAGAAATAACAAAAGTAAACACAACGTGAAGTTTTGCAGACCGGATTAGTGGGACATCTTTGGACCTTAGATATTTTGGTTTCAAAAGTCGTGCCTCGTGGTACGATTTGGGTTATAGCTGAACCAGAGTTTACTGGCGTTATACCTATCCGCCAAGATGTCAATGTGATTCCTGCCGATAAACCGGAAAGACTCCGTTTAGGCTGGGTTGTTTATGAAGAGTTAGGCGTTGCTGTCGTAAATCCGAGAGCAACAGCAAGGATTAAAGTGACAGGAAAAGCTCCGTTCATTCCGTTCTAACCTGTCATTATTTTTTATTTCAAAGGAGCATTTACATCTAGGGTAGGGAGAGGGTGGTTTATCCCATCTTCTCCTTGCCCAGATGTTTATAAAAAACAAAGAGAAAAGGAGAAATTATTATGGACATTACAAAGACAAATCCAGCAGTAACAGCAGGGGTATCAGCACAGGATATTGGC